TGACTCGCGATTCGCAGGCAACGTCGAAGTGGGTGGACTTTTGCTGTGTGCCGCTGCGTCAGAAGACGTAGATGCACGGGTTGAAGGGCAACTTGAGATCGCTCAAAACCAGATCGACTCTGTTGACCGTAACCTCATGCGAGAATCCGACGCACGTATGCCCCTGCTTCGGCCGGAGCGTATTAGTAAGACCTCATTCGGTAAGTGATCTTACCGGTAACAAAACTGTAGATGAAGGAGATACCCAATGGGTACCGTAAACGCCCCCTTCGGTCTGCGTCTGACTGGCCGTCTCGACAATGGTTCTCTGGAGGTTTTCCGCCAGTACCCCATCGCGTCGGGCCTCGCCGTTAACATCGCCGCTGGCGACATCGTCAACCTCGTTGACAATGGCACCTCGACGACGATCACCAAGCAGACCGGTACCGGCGACACCTCGACTGACATTGCCATGCTTGGCGTGTTCGTCGGCTGCTCGTACACCGATCCCTCGACTGGGCAGATCACGTTCAGCAACATGTGGCCGACTGGCACCGTTGCTTCGGACGCGCTCGCGTTCGTCGTGGATGACCCGCAGGCCCTGTACGTCGTGCAGGCTGACGAGGCTATCACCAACTCTCTGGACATCTACGGCAAGAACGCTGCGATTGTTCAGGGCGCAGTGAACACCACGTTCAAAGCCTCGCGTGTCGCGCTCGATGCGTCCACCATCGGCACTGACGCCAACCTCCCGCTGCGAATCATCGACTACGTCGGTGGCCCCCGCGGTGGCGAAGCTGGTACGACGTTCCCGCTGCTGGTCGTGAAACTCAACTACACGCAGCTGACCGCTGCGGTTGGCGTCTAAGGAGGGCTGACCAATGGCTATTTCACGCGCACAGGCCCTCAAAGAACTGCTTCCGGGCCTCAACGCCCTGTTCGGTCTTGAGTACGCCAAGTACGAAAACGAGCATTCCGAGATTTACGAGACTGAAAATTCGGAGCGTAGCTTCGAAGAAGAAGTCAAGTTGTCCGGTTTTGGCGCAGCCCCGGTGAAGCCGGAAGGTTCCGCTATCTCGTACGACAACGCACAGGAATCGTTCACCGCTCGTTACAACCACGAGACGGTGGCCATGGGCTTCTCGATCACCGAGGAAGCCATGGAAGACAACCTGTACGACTCGCTGTCGGCTCGCTACACCAAGGCGCTCGCTCGCGCCATGGCGTACACCAAGCAGGTCAAGGCAGCTTCGCTGCTGAACACTGGCTTCACCACGTTCCAGTCGGGCGACGGTGTGACCCTGTTCAACACCGCCCACCCGACGGTGGCTGGTGGCAACAACTCGAACCGCCCCGCGGTCGATGTTGACCTGAACGAGACTGCCCTCGAGCAGGCTGTTATCGACATCGCTGCGTTCAAGGACGAACGTGGCCTGCTGATCGCAGCCCGCCCGCGCAAGCTAATCGTTCCGCCGGGTCTGATGTTCGTGGCTACTCGCTTGCTGGAAACTGAGCTCCGCGTCGGCACCGCTGACAACGACCTCAACGCCCTCAAGTCGAATGGCTCGATCCCGCAAGGCTACCGTGTGAACCACTACCTCACGGACTCCGATGCGTGGTACATCACCACTGACATCCCGAACGGCATGAAGCACTTCGTCCGTACCGCGATGTCTCAGTCGATGGACGGCGACTTCGACACTGGCAACGTCCGCTACAAGGCCCGCGAGCGCTACTCGTTTGGCGTCTCGGACCCGCTGGGTATCTACGGCTGCCCGGGCGCGTAAGCGAACGAACACCGTTGTGGAGGGGGCGGCTTCGGCTGCCCCCTTTGCTTTCAAAAGTTCATTGGAACTTTTTGCCCCATGATGTACACTGAGTGCAGGGTAACATCAGCCACGCAGACAGGACGCCCGACCTGACGATGCACAGACTGCGCGGCGAATCCTTGTGCAAGGGGTAATACCATGGCTTCCACAACCTTCTCAGGTCCCGTGACATCGACAAACGGCTTCGTTGGCTCCGTCACCGGAGACGTCACTGTGACCTCCTTCGTCAAGCTTACCGCTGTCGCAACTGCGTCCCTCCCCACCGCTGCCGCTGGCAACGCTGGTCAGGTTCGCCTCATCAACGACAACGGCGCTGGCAACGATGAGTACTGCCTCGTCATCTCGACTGGCTCCGCATGGGTCACTGCTGTCGGCGCAGCCCTCAGCTAATAGGAGGACGGTATGTCCGACAATTATGATATCAGCTCCAAGCGACTAACCACGACCGGAGCTGCCGGTATCGGTCGCGCTCGCATTCGAATGGTCGTTGCTACGCTCAGCGGTGCTGGGCGTATCACCCTCACGAGCGGAAGTGGCGGGACCACCAAGATCGACATGGATTTTGGTGCTGCCGGTACATACGACATTATGATTCCGGGGACTGGCGTTCTTTTTGAGTCTGACCCATTTGTGGCCACTGCCACCAACGTCACCGCTCAAACGCTGTTTTGGTCGTAAGGGGCTGACATGGCAAAGACACCAGCGTGGACCCGCAAGGAAGGCAAGAGCCCGAAAGGCGGTCTGAACGCCAAGGGTCGCGCCAGCTACAACAAGGCCAATCCCGGGAAACCGGGGTTGAAGCCCCCAGCTCCGAACCCGAAAACGGAGAAAGACGCCAATCGTCGAAAGAGCTTTTGTGCCAGAATGGGCGGTATGCCCGGTCCCATGAAGGACGAAAAAGGGAGGCCAACGCGTAAGGCGTTGTCGCTAAAAGCATGGAACTGCTGACATGTACTCGGTGCAAGTGCCCGAAACCCGAGACGATAGAGTTCTTTCCGCCGCACAATAAGAAGCGGAACGGCTTGGACAGTTGGTGCAGGGGGTGTAGAGCCACCTACCGAAGCTCCATAAATCGTGGAAAATTTAGGGACACGATTTCTGACGAGGCGCTCGTGGGGTTAAAGAGCACTACGCATGAGTGTGTAATCTGTGGTAGTGTTGAGCCGCTGGTTGTGGACCACGACCACAAGACAAACAAGGTGCGAGGCATGCTATGCAACCACTGCAATAGGGGTCTCGGGCACTTTAGAGACGACCCCGCACTGCTGGAGTTTGCAAGAATTTACCTGCTCAGCAGCTTGGACAGCCCGGAAGCAGAAGAGTACTTGGAAAAGGGAGTCGCTTGACATGCCACTGAGCGCCAAGGGTAAGAAGATCAAGGCTGCGATGGCCAAGCAGTATGGCAAGGAGCGCGGAGAGCGCGTATTCTATGCCGCAGAGAACAAGGGCACCATCAAGGGTGTGGCAAAGAAGGGGACGAAGAAATGATGGGACGCATGGATATGGGCAAGCAGATCGCGACCGCTCCGGCGTCTCGCGCCGCTGGCATGCCGGGTGCAGAGCGCCGCATGGCGATGCAAAACATGGCCAAGCCCGTTGTCCGCATGGGCAAGGGCGGGAAGGTTGGCCGTGGTGACGGCTGCTGCATGAAGGGCAAAACCAAAGGGATGATGAAGTAATGCCTCCATCGGGTGCAAGCAGGGGCGCATCGGCCTCAAAGGGATCGTCTTCTTCGTCGTCCAAAAGCGCTCCGTCCAAAAGCGCTCCGTCCAAAAGCGCTCCGTCCAAAAGCGCTCCGTCCAAGAGTGCTCCGTCCAAAAGCGCTCCGTCAAGGTCTGCGCCCACCAAGTCTGCACCTAATAGGTCTGTATCTACGCCCGCTGGCACGAAATCCGTTTCTGCCAAGTCCACCGCTGCAGCCGTAAGGCCGTCTCTTGCCTCCAAGGCGGTCTCCTCTGCACCGAAATCGTCTGCGCCCGCTAAGCCCGCTCCGGCACCTGCTAAGCCCGCACCAGCTCCGGCAGCCAAGGCAGCCCCTGCGCCCAAGGCTGCAGCCCCGGCCCCCAAGCCCGCTCCGAAGCCAGCCGCCGCTGCGCCAAAGCCAGCTCCGAAGCCCGCCCCGAAGCCAGCACCTAAGGCAGCGGCCCCAGCTCCAAAGCCAGCCCCAAAGCCAGCTCTGGCTCCCGTGAAAGCTGCTGCTAAGCCTGCGCCAAAGCCTGCTGCGGCGGCACCAAAGCCTGCACCCAAACCAGCAGCGCCCGCTCCCAAGACATCGACGCCTGCTGCCAAGGCTCCGACCACCGCAGCCAAGGCTCCAGCGCCTGCGGCCAAG